CACGGAGAGAGTGCAGTCAGGCTTTTGTGGTATTACGTTATTAACGGACAGGAGTTGTCCAACAAGTAGTATTATAGCATACTTTGCCATTTCTGTTCAACAACATTATGCGTTTATTCTTCTTCCTGCCATAGTAAGTAAGTTGTCATACGCCATATCCATGTTCCATTCGTAAGCTAGTGGCTTTTTAGCGTCTAGGTATCTAGCGTATATAGCGTCTTGTTGTTCTTTAGGTAAACTATGGATAATAGCATCAATGGTGCGAAGATTAGACATGTCTTGAGCAGAACACATTTCTTCAAACGCTTCACTTGTAGACTCACCACCTGATGACATACCTATGCTTTTAGATGGATAACCTAGCTTATGATTATCTGACTTCATCCATAAAGCCCAATCATCCAGAATAGATAATAAGCGCTCCATACTAATCATATTGACCTAACGTATAAGTTATGCTTTCTCCAAATGTTTCTCGTGTAGTCTTATGCTGCAAGTTATGTTTAGCATCATCTGCGTTATGTATTGTAATGCTTTTTATCTGGTCATCTGTAAAGTTTGCTGTGTGTCCAAATATTGTTTGTAATGGGTGTGGTTGAGGAATGTAATAATTCATAAGTCTAGTGTTATTGTCTTTATATGCGTGTAATAACCCTTCTGTTCTCATATCGCTAAGTGTATTTTTTACAGTATGATAGTTTGCTTCTAAATGTTCGGCTATTTCTTTTATAGTTCTAGGTTCTTTAATGTAATCTAAAATTTTTTGTTTATATATCACGATACATCCTTAATTTTACAATGCCATTTACGTTTATCATCTTGATGCCAACCATGTACATGAATAGACCATCCTGCATCACGAACTACACCGACATTCTCATGGTCAGATATCTTTCGGCAGCGTGCCGCCATGTTACTTGCAGTTGTGGTCTGAACAGCAAGAACTTCTTTACCTTTTAAAGCTAGTAAGTCTATAAATCCAAACAAGTCTTGTCTTATTCTTGCAAATGCGTTCCAATGTTCTACTACTGCTACTGTATATCCTTCTTCTCGTAATTTAGCTAAACTCAACTGCGTAGGTGATTTACTTGCCATTAAATTGACTTTCGTTAGGTTTAGATATTCCGTCTATAAATCTTTTCTCTACGTTACCTGTTGACTTATTAAGTTCGTATTCATAAGCGTGTGGTGATACGTCATCACTATTTTGTTTTTTACGGTGATGCTTAACAATATCTTCTATGATAAGAACATTAGCTAACTCTTCTTCAGTTAAAGTAATATCTTCTTTTTTAAATATCTTATCCCAGTTACTTTCAAACGTATCTGCGTCTACGCTATATGGTCTTGGTGCTGAACCTTTACCCATTATTTATCCTTTCTGTTGCAATATTCATATACTCTTCTGAAATCTCTATACCTATAAAGTTTCTTTTCAATTGTTTAGCTATTTTACCTGTTGTACCACTTCCCATCATTGGGTCAAGAACTATGTCATTTTCATTGCTCCAAGTAATAATATGATTATAAGCTAATTTTTCTGGAAAGATAGCTGAATGTTTGTATGCTTCTTTGTCTTTAGTAGACTTCATATAACCACAATCAATTTTCCATACATTTAATTCAATGGTTGTTGCTTTGCTAGTATCTATTTGTTCGTTGTATGTAAAGCTACCATCTGCTTTTCTAAATGATGATTTGCTTTTTCTTGTATATATTGAATTAGGGCTTTTGTCTCTTTGTATGCCATTAAATGTTTTTGGTGTTCCTTTGCTTAATACAAACATATACTCAAAAGCATTTTGATATCTTTTAGTTTTAGGAAATGTTGGAGGAAAAGAACCTTTTTGATAAATCATTGTGTCATGTAAATTAAACCCTATATCTTTAAAATATAATGCTTGTCTAAATGACGTTCCACTTTCACTTCCCTTAATTGTTGCATCACCTACTACCCATACAATAACACCACCTTGCTTTGTAACTCTAAATAATTCTTTTGCTATATTTTCAAAGTCAAATGTAAATCCATTATATGTTCTTAAATTATCATAAGGTGGGCTAGTAACAGTTAAATCTATACTACAGTCATCTAATGTTTTAAGTTTATCTAAACAATCACCATGCAATAAATTTATCATTTAACAGTTAAATGTCCGTTAGTAAATAACCAACCTATAGTTTTTCTATGTGCTTCTTCCCATGCTGCTATTCTATCATGTTTGTCTAATGACTTATCATTATCTATCATATGGTGGCATTGATGACATAAAAACGCTATGCGATAATCATGAGATTTAATTCCTGTGCCTTTGCCATCTCTTAGTTGATTAGAGTGTGCAGCAACAACTGTTCCGTCTTGCATAGAACACATCATACATGATGCACCATCTGCTAATTTAAGTAGTTTTACGTTTCTGTAATTCATTACACACCTTTGTCATCCAGTTAATTAAATCATCAGGAGTATACTCACGTTCATATTGAGTGCATCTTGATGTATTTGGTACTTGACCTGTCATAGATTTTAATGGAACACCATCTTTTTTAGGTATTGCAGGTAAATCTTTATAGTCAATACCACAAATATATAAATGAGTTGGTTTACTTGCAACATGACCAAAATCATATTGATTAATTAATATTGTAAATCCTCCAAATTCATCAGGAAATTCATTTGGCTTAGGAAGACTTGCTTCTTTCCATAATTTACTTCCAGCAGGGTGTTCTAATATTCCACCATTAAGTCTTACTTGTGCTAAAGAATAATATGCTAATTGCTTTTCATCTGGTCTTGGATTAGCCATATGAGATAACATACCCCATGCTCTACATGGTGGATGTGCTATAACAGGATAATTTTTACAATATGTTCTAGCATCTCTGTGAATATCATATACATCATATCCATCAAGTTCTTTATAACGACTATCATCTCTTGCAAAAAGTACAGCTATCATTGGTGATTAAATAATTTAATAATGACTTTATTAAACCATCTTCTTATCAAATAACTTCTAATAATAGATATCAATGTAAATATAAGACCAATTTGAATTGATTGATTAATAGTAATATTAAATCCAAATAATGGAAGTATATATATATTAGCAATAAAGTTAATTAAGAATCCTATAATAACATTTGCTATTGATTCAATAAATGAATTTAATCTATTTTGCATAATAATTCATGTTTAAAATAAGTCGTGATTAGGAATGTTATTAACTTCAATTACAGGTTGATTCATAGTTCTACTAGGACAATCTTTGTATTCAAAACTAGCTGTCTCTCTGTTCTTAGATGTTGAACCTTTAAGAATGCCTTTGCTTTCACCAACTTTACCTAGCTTTCTTGTTAGCTTCCAATCTTTTTCTCTGCTTAAACTATTAATAAAACTTAAAGCTCCTGTAGTAAGTAACACTCTAAAATCTTGTTTGTAGTATATCTCAGATACAGCATTTAAAAACTGTTTGCCAATTCCTATGCCTTGAAAGTCTGGTAATACTACCATTCTATGTATCTTCTTAAAGTTGCAACATTTAGGGTGAGGAAAGTGAGTGATTGCTGCAAACGCTATAGGAAATCCTTTATAGTCTAAAGCATAACAATGACTGCCTCTTAATATTTCATGTGTTAAATAGTGATAGTTAGCAAATGATTTCCACTCATCAACTGACGCTGTTCTAAGTTGGAATGTAAGTTTTGGTCGTTGCCAAAGTAACCCCCTATTAAAACTTTTAGCATTAGTATCAAATATCCAATCAGGTTGTAACCATTCAATTATATCACTATGACATGATACAGCAATAAATTTATAGTTATTCTTTCTGATAAAGTTACTTACAGCTAGTGAAGTGACTTTAGCTACGTCTCTATCAACAACGCTAGTAAACTCGTCAAAGATAACTGTATCATTTTTTTCTAATAACAATCGTGCTAAATCTACACGCATCTTTTGACCATTAGATAATAAATGATATGGCTTTAACCAATTTAATGGACTTGAAAAACCTACTTTAGTAAGTGACTCAATAATCTTTTCACTTGATAAACTTACATCAAAGTTATCTACAATTGATTTTGATTCGTCCCATTTATGTTCTTTAAACAAGTAAAAGTCTTTAAACTTTTCTTTAGCTATTGTTGTTTTACCTGTTCCACTTTGACCAACAATCAATCCAATATTCCAATCAAAGTTTGTTTCAAAGTTAACCATAAACTCATCTACAATTTCATCAAAACTAATGTCATACATTTTGCATATAAAATTGTTTCGTTCTGTTTTGTCAAACTTAGTTTTTTTAGTAATTACTGTCATCTTTTCTTGCACTTCAAATAAATCATTCATAACTCTCTCCTAAAGTTAATAATCCCACATCCAACCTAAATTAGTTTGTGCCCAAATTTCAATTGAATTTTGATACTCAGTCATGTCGCTTGTAGTTAATTTTGTTGTTGATTTAATAAGTTCTACTGGCATTCCTGCAATTTCAGTTTGATATCTTAAAAACTTGTAACCACAAAGTTCATGCACCTGGTCTTTATCAATACCTGTATGTTTAGAAATGCTTGTATATAGCTCCCAAAGACGTTCATTTTGTTCCAAACTGCGATTAAGTTTTGCATCTGTAACTGTAACACGCCAGCGTTTAGTAAAGTCAAGAACCTTGAGTCTTTCTATAAGCTGAGGTAAATTTTGCTGCGTTAGTGACCACTTTATCATCTCTCCATCCTTTCGTTTTAAATACTACTCCATCTTTAGATGTTGCTTTATATTCTACATGACCAAACTCTTTTTGAATAGCTTTAATAAACTCGTTTATTGTCATGGTGCTTCTCTATAACATAAAGTTTTTTGACTAAACCAAAAGTTAAATGACCCTTCCCATTGACCATTACGATTCTTTTGCACAAACACTTTTGCATCAGGAATAATCTTAAGCTCATCATCTGAAGTTTTATCTTCTTCTATCAGTCTTTCTTTACTTCTATTTCTCCATACACAAATAATATTATCGCAGAGGTTCCGAATATGCGAACTTCCCATGATGTTTGTAGCGTCAGGTATCTCTGTTTCGTCTTTCATTTTTCTTGTATGAGCAACGAGAAAAATTTGTATCTGCAGGTCTCTGGCAGTAACAGCCAGTCTATCAGCAAATAATTTTTGTTTTTCTAAAGACTCTTCACTAATGTCACTCATTTTCATAAGACTGTCAATAACAAAAACTTCTACTCCTAATATGTGTTTACCATAATACAATGTCGCTATCATATCGTCTGAAGTAGTAATTCCTGTCTGGTCGTAAACATAGAGCTTATCTTTTGCTCGTTCACAAAACTTGCGTATGTAATCGTCTGTTGGCTCTGGTGAACCTAAAGTCTGATTTATCATTCTACTAATAGTTAATACAGGTCTCATTTCCAATGACGCTATTAAGCATTTAGTATTCTGTCGCATCAAAGCTAATATTACTTGTGAAAGCCACATAGATTTGCCATGTCCTGATACGCCTGTCAAAATTGTAAGCTCTGAATTTCTAACACGAAATCTATCTTCAGTCTTTGCCCATCCTAAAGATTTGCCTGAATGTATTTCTTCTGAAAAGTATTTAATAACGTCATCTGTAAATATGTCAGTTGACTTAATCTTAAACTCAGCATGAGCAAATTCTTGATTATAATATTCAGTAATAACAGATTGATTGACTGTTAGCTTATCTATTACTTCACCTATGTTCACTAAATTCCACCTTCCCAAACTTTACGAACATTAGGAACATCACCATCATTCCAGCGTTCTTGATTAAGAAGTGTTAATGGGGCAGGTGAGAATCCATCCTTCCAAGATTGTGTATCTTTCATACGTTTAACATAAGTAATTACTTCATCTGCTATTGCATCAAGATTTTTATTAGCCCATCTCTCTATACAAGTTTTCTTATTTACTTTTCTTGTGGTTGGATACATTTCCCAAAATTCATCAAATCTATTGGTCGTTTTAACGACATATATATTCTTCTCTTCTCTTTCTCTTCTCTTCTCTATCCTAACAGGCGCATAGTCTTTCTCTAGCCAACCTCTAGTAAATAATTCTTCTACTATTTTTTCAATAAAATCAATAGGATAATGAAGTCTAAAAGCTATCTCATAATGCTGAGGTAATATTCCGTCACTTTCAGAACCTAAACACCACAACTCTACTAATACAGCTTTTTGTTCAAAAGATAGTTTATGAATCTCAATATCATTAATGTAATCTGTACCATAAAACTTGAACCAAGTCATCTTTTTTTGATATCTTGGGTTCTTAGCTCTATAAAGGTTAAACTTTTCCCAATTCTTAATTTTATAC